GATTGATTCCAGTGCATGCGCCGGTGCGCTGCGACGAATGACACACTCCAGAGCGCCGCTCGGGTTAACCCCAAAGCGCTCGCCCCAGTAACTGGCACCGAAGCGCCGCCCCAGGCGCCGGCGCGGGCCAGTGTTGAGCGTCCACATAAACTGCGCGGACCAGGTACCGAAGTAAGCAGCGCCAAACCGGGAGCGGCCAAACCGCGGCGCCCGGTGTTCCGTGATGGAGGCTTCGGGATAACCGAGGCGCACCGCGATCTCGATGAAGTAGCCACAGGATTGCCCGCCTACTGCCGTCAGCCGCTGGCGCACCGCCAGACGGCGGTCCTCAAATACCGGCTCAAGCCCAATGCAAGGATCTGGCAACCCCATGACGCGCTCCCAGTCGGGCACCAGCTCATTCACACCGCCGGCATCCATCTCATTCAGCAACGCGAAGGCCCGAGCCTCAATGCGCGCCAGCTCCTGCGACAAGCCCGTCAGCACTAACGCCAACTCAGGGACACGCTCAGGCTCCCAGGCCGGCCCCGCGGGGAGCAACGCCCTCAACTGGGCCTGGTACTGCTGCGCTGTTCTTAAGCCAGCCATAGGCAGCCCCCATACGTCAGCAGCTCGTTAGGCTCTGCTGCTACATCAGCAACCGGTGCCACCAGTCGGTGGTCCCACTCACCCGCGGATCCGCTGATAGCCTCGGCGATGTGAGTCAGTAAAATAGCCTCACCCAGCGCAGCCTCACGCGCATGCAGGTCACGCAACTGCACCTCGACTGCAGCCCGCACCGCCGAGGTATCTGGGTTCAGCCGGATGCTGTACACCACCGATTTGCGCGTGGGGGCCAAGACATACACCTCAGCCGTTACCGGGCGCCTCGGTTCGATGTACTGCTTCACCTCGGCTAGCTGTTCAGCTGTTGGCACCGGATCGGTATCGTCGTCGCGCATTACGAACACCGCCACAGTGCCCGGCCCTAAGTACAGCCGTCGGGTCCAGGCCCGGGTAATGCCGGGGCATTCCAACGCCCAGGTTTCATAGTCATCCGCCGAACCACCATGAGGTATCACGCGATAGGACTGAATGACCCGGGCCCGCAATGACTCCACGCTTTCCTGGGCCACACCGCCCAGCAGACCTGGAGCCAGGACGGTGAACGAGTCCGCCACCCCCTGGACCGGCTGAACGAGGTTTAGCACCAGGCCGGCGTCCGCGTTGCCCAGCGCTCCAGCGTCCACCGCTTCAAGCGCTGCGGTGTTGGTACCGGCAACCGTGGTTACTCCTGCAGTGACGCGGTAAGCCCTGCCATCACTGGCCTGCAACACGGTGTCAGCATCCAGCACCGCGCCGGCAGCCGCGATAAAACTGGCCGCACCTTGGGCCGACTGTGCAGCCTTCCGTGGTTGATTAAGGCGAAGGGAGGCGATCCGCTCCAGTGTTTCGACTTCAGCCGTGTCCGGCAGGATCTGCTCGGCGATCCAACCCAGGTAACCATAAAGCCCGAAGGCAGCACCGCTCAGCGTTCGGGCCAACACCTGAGCATCGGAGCGCCGCAACGCATCGCCGGCCAGGTCGCTTTGCGTGCGATTGACCAGCACGGGAAGCGTGGGAGTTTCAAACGGCATAAATCACCTGCCATAGCTCTGTTGGGTGGATCTCCAGGCGTTCGCCCGTGGAGATGGTCAGGATTACACCGAGGTTCAGGCGGCTGTCCGTGGCCCGCTCGCTGCGGATCTCGATGCGAATGACCTCGCCGTCGTCGAGCAGCCATTGCAGGGCCTCCCGGGCATAGAACTCGGCATCGAGCTGGGTTTCTCGGGTGAGCTTTACCCGGCGCAACAACCAGAGGCGGGAGCCGATCCGATCATCGACCACCGCCGGGAAGCTATCGCCCCACCAGCCAAAGCGCTCGTCATCGTCAATCGGGTCATCGGTCGCGGCGCGGCGCCAGGTAAACAGGCTGATCACCACCGCCCGAACAAGCGAGGTTTCAAGGGTTCCCGATATGATCATCGTCAGCCCCCTGGAACAGGCGCGGTGGTCTGGCCTGGGCCCGCCATGACGCCGCCGTGAACGTGATTGATCTGGCTGACCCCGCCGGCAATCTGGTCACCCTGTGAAACGATCTTCCCTGTCTGGGTGAGCAGCGGCGTATCGATGTTCACGGCGCTACTGGCGGTGATGTTCAGCGTCTCGGTGACAACCTCGATCACCCGTCCGCGCTTGAGGTGCACCTTGTCGCCTTCGTCGCTGTAGATCGCGACCTCACCGGGCTTCAACTCCTGCACGCGGTAACGACGATCCGAGGCCACCAGTACCACCCCATGGGACCGATCCCCACCCAGGAACGCCGTCAACACCTCAGCGCCCGCCAGCGGGTGGCTGGTGAGGCCATAGGGCTCGAAGTGTTCAACCTTGTCCTTCACTTCTCCAGCCGTCAGCCGCACCTGCAGGGTTTGCAGCTTCTTCGCCGCGTCGGCCAGAACCACCGTGCCGCGGGCAAGCATCTTCATCAGGCTCATTTTTTTGGCTCATAGTCAGCGGGAATCAGGTATTCGAAGTTGTCGCCCTTGCCGCCCTTCTTCAGCTTGCGGTTCTTGTGGGAATCGTCCGGCTCGGGCTCGAATCCATCCGGCGGGCCGACCAGCATTTTCGTGGTCATGCCCTGGTCGCTCAGGCTGTAGGTGATCTCGGCGATCAGCATGTCGCGGTCGAAGCCAATGATCGGATCCACTACACGCACGATCATGTTGTGCTTCCACAGCTGGCCGTTCGACTGCCGCCAGCCCTGCACCGTGTAGGTCGCGGAAAGCGCCTTGCCCATTCGCGTGCTGCGCTCCCAGTTGGCCCGGGCCTGGGCCAATTCCTGGGTGACCTGCCCCGACTCCTGAATGATCTTCACGCGCCGCCGGGTCGTTCGTTCGTCCGTAACCTTGGCCGACACTTCCGCCGCAGCTTCGCCGAACTCTTCATCGGTACCGGTCTTTTGTCCCAGCACCTGGTACTCCGAATACACCCCAGAGAAGTCGAGCGGAGCATCGCCGGCTTTGATGTTCCGCCCCACGGCCAGCGCATCGAAGGCCCGCCCCTCGCTGCCCGGCTTGGCGAGCACCGCCATACCGCGTGCATCATCCGTAGAGAACACCCGGAACAGCGTCAGCAGCCGGTCGATGGACTCAAATGCCGACTCGCCGGGCTCGATGGTGTGGTCGGACAGCTTTGAGCTTTCGGGGATCTCGCTACGCACGGCGATCTTGTAGGGCGCAGCCAGCGCCTTGACGATCGACAGCACGCCCTGGCTGTTCCACTGCCCGGGCTTGTTCACCGCGGCGCAGTCCACCAGATCCGCCGGCAAAGACCGCCCGGTGACCGACCGAGTGATCTGCTTGTCGTCATAGCTGATCGGCGTACCGAACACCCAGCCGGTCAGCACCAGGTCATCACCGATGCTCACCTGACACTTTGCGCCCTGCTTGATCGGCACCTCGATCTTCTGATCGCCCCACTTCCAGGTAATGCCCAGATTGAAGTCCCGGGCCTGGCGCTCCAGCCCTGCCGAGATCTCCACTGATTTCCAGCCGCTGTAATCCACACCGTCAACCGCGAGGCTGACGACGTTCTGTGTATCGAGCATGGGTTACTCCCGAGCGATCTTGAGCGAGACCGGCGGCACAAAGCCGGGGTGCTGAATGCGGTTGCGCTGCACAACCTCCCCCGCCCGCGTGGCGTCGCCGAAGCGCCGGTAAGCCAGCACCAGGGCCGGCAGCGCTTCGGCGGGGGTGATCTCCACCAGGCGCACGCCAGACTGGGCTACGGCGGTCAGGTGCTTCACCAGCGTCTGGCGAAGGTTGGTCAGGGCCTGATAGTGCTGCGAGTCAGCCTTGAGGGAGGCCTCATAGATCGCCTCGCTCAGGCTGTCCCGCAGCTCAATGACATCATTAGCAACGGGCACCTCGGGCCGTTCAACTGGCTGCACAGCCTGCTGATCAACCGATGGGGTGGAGTCGTTCGATACCGGCTGACTCGCCACCGGCATCTCGCTGACGATCAGCGCCACCTGCACCAGCAGCGCGTCCTGCACCAGATCAGCCGTAGCCTGTGCGGCTGCGTTTGTGTCAGCCCCTGCGGCCTGACTCACCGTGTTGATACCTGTCACCGCCTCGCTGTGCTGTGTCGCTGAAGCAATGGAACCGCGATAACTGGATCCAGGGCTTGAGAAGTCCAGGCCGGTGAAGTCGCTGAAGTAGCTGGAGAACAACGCCCCCAGCGCTCCGGGCGAGTTGATCAGAGACTGCACAAAACCACTGAGGTTCGTGAACAGGCCAACGAGCGGCGCGAACTGCTGCTGAATCACGCTGTAGACGCTCGACAAGCTATTGCGCAATCCGATGATGCCCAGGCGGGCCTGGTCAATCTTCGCCATCGCCGCTTTGTACCGAGCCAGCGCGGAGTCCAGCAGCCCTTCCGACGACTTAACCACCTGCTGCTGGGTGTTGACCCGGGCCACCGGGAATTGCAGCGGCTTATCCGGATAAAACACCACGTCGAAGGCGACCAGGCCACCCTCGCGCCGGCTATGGTTCATCTCACATTCGCCGGCCTTGACCTGCATTCGCCCGAGCCAGGGGTGCACCAGCTCGCCAGCACCCCGGGTCTGGACTGCCTCAAGAAACTTATCCCGCCGCTCGAAACAGTCGTCACCGATGATCCACACCGTCAGGGCGTGAACCTGCGACTGCCGGCCCAACTGCTCAAAGTACGGATCATCCCGCTGGGGGAATTCGTGCAACTGGCCTTTCATGCCCACCGGCACCGCGGCCCGGTCAATCAGAAAGCTGATGCCCCTGAATGACGCCGGCAGCAGTTCGTCGCGCCATGTCCTTTCCATTTTGCTACCCCTCTGCGCCGACAGTGCGCCGCCCTACGTTCGGCTTGATGTTCAGGCCGCGCTGGTTGGTCTTCGACTCTTCGACTGTGGATCCGGGCGGCGCCCCGTTGAGGTTGATATCGATCTGGCCCTTCAGGCTCTGGGCGTTGGCTGCGGCAGTCTGCTGCAGCAGGCTGCCCGGTGGCGGAACCTGGCCCGGCGCCCGCAGCAGGTCGCCGGCACTGGCCCCGCCCTGGGTCTTGTTCAAGAACGACTGCCGCTCCTGCATAGCCTTCGCAGCGTCCGAGCGCAGGAAGTCACCGGTACCGCCGCCCTCCCCTGCATTACGCTTGCGCTGTTCCTCGGCGAAGGCGTTAGCCTTGTCGGTCGCGGTCTTGATGATTCCGTCGCCACCCTCCCCAGCGCCCATGAAGTTCAGGATCGGCTCAATGATGGGTTTGATTTTTTCCCACAACCCCTTGAACCATGCGGTAATTGGCTCCCAGTTCTTGATGATGATCCCCAACGGGGACCAGTCGAACATGTGCTTTATGAGATCCCAGGCCGGGCCCGAGATCGCAACCAACACCCCCCAGATGGCCTTGAAGAACTCGGTCAGCGGCCCCCAGTTTTCGATCACCAGGCCCAGCGGAGTGAAGGCGAAGGCTTGTTTAAACCAGCCCCACAACACCATCGCCGGCCCCTTGATCTTCTCCCACAGCGCCTGGAAGTAAGGCCCGACAGTGGACCAGTTGGCGATCAACAACCCCGCTGCCAACGCGATACCCCGCACAATCAGCCCCACGGGAGAAATGGACGTCACGGCGCCGAACACCTTCATGGCCACCGTACTGGCCAACACCGCCAGGCGAAGGACGCCAAAGGCAATACCCGCCCCGAGAACGCCCTTGATCACCTCGGGATGCTCCGCAGCCAGGGCGGAAACTTGAGAGATCAGCGGGCCGATGGTGGTCAGGACATCATTGAGCGGCGGCAACAGTACGCTGCCGATCTCGATGCCCAGCCGGGTCACCTTGTTTTGCATGAGCTGCAGGGCGTTGGCCGTCGTCTTGGATCGCGTCTCATACTCAAGCTGCATCGAGCCGGCGAACTTGCCCTCTTTCCCTACCGCAGCAAAGCTGGTTTTCAGCAAATCCAGGTTGGTCAGCATGGGCGCAATCGCCGACACCGACTCAGTGCCGAAAAGCTGCGTGAGCAAGCCAGCCTGCTTTGCTGGGTCAACCTTCGCGATGCGATCAAGAACGTCCTGAATCGTGCCCTGAGCATCTTGCTGCATGCCCTTGGCAACCTGCTTCACATCGAGGCGCAACGACTTGAACGCCTGTGACTGCTGCTTGGTTGCCGCGCCGCCCTTGGTGAGGGCCAGCATAAAGTTCTTCATGCCTGTTGCAGCTACTTCGCTCGGCACGCCCACCCCCGCCAGGGTGGCACCCATGGCAGCGATCTGACCCGAGGACAGCCCCGCGATGCCACCCAGCGCGCCGATGCGGGTCACGATATCCGCGACCTGCTGCGCTGATGAAGGCCCGGTGTTGCTCAGGTAGTTGATCTTGTCCGCCAGGGCCACCACTTCCGGCTGGGTCATTTTGAAAGAGGTTCGCCACTTGGCCATCATGTCGCCGGACTGGTCGGCGGTCTGGTCAAAGGCTACCCCCATCTTTACCGCGTCTTCAGCAAACTGCTTCAGCTCTTCCCGAGCAAAGCCGGCCTGCCCGCCTGCAGCAACAATCGCGGCAATGCCGCTCGCCGCCATCGGCATCCGCTCAGACATCCCAAGCACGTCCTGGCCCATCTGCTTGAACTGTTCCGGGGTGTCGAAATCCACCACTTTGCGCACGTCCGCCATGGACGACTCAAAGTCGATGGCCGCCTTAGCCCCAGCAACAAAGGGCGCGGCGAATGCCCCACCCTGCAGCAGATCCCGAAAGCCAATCTTGCCCAGGCCGGAGCTTTCCATCTGTTTGCGAAAGCCCGCGACGTTCTTGCGGATCCCGGTAAGCGTCGGCGACAGCTTGTCAACGCCCGTAATCAACGCCTTGAGCTGGAACTTATCCGCCATCACTGCACCTGCTGGGATTGGTTTATCCGCTGGGCGTGGCTCAGCGATTCAAGAATGAGATCCAAGGGCCTGGCCATCATCTGTTCGGGATCGATCTTCCAGAACCAGGCCAGGTCGTAGGCCAGCGCGATCAGGTCGTCGATGACGTGGACGCCGCAGTCATGAAAAAACCGGCCACCGCCCAGCTCAAAGCGTTGAGATCGACCAGATCCAACTGATTGACCGACGAAGGCGGGATGCCTGCACACACCGCGATGTATTTGGCGGCGACATCCATGTCGAGGCCGACCTCTTCGCTTTTGTCGATCTTGTAGGGCAGCGCCTTGATGGCCCGCACCTCCTGCACCGTCGGGCGGCGCAGGGTCAACTCGACCAGCGTTTCACCGTGCGCTTCAATAGACACCTGCAGCTTGATTGGTTGACTCATTGCCAGGTCCCCTTGATGCCGTTGAACTCGAATTCGGCGGTACCGTCGTCGCCCTTGTAGGAGGGCTCACCGACCAGATAGGCCCCCGCCAGCACGTACACCTTGCCGTTCTTGAACTCGCAGGTGACCGTCATGTCACGCCCGTTGACGATCTTCTTGAAGTCCAGATCCGGGGACAGGATGGCTGTCATCTTCAGGTACGGCGGCAGGTCTTCTTCCTTGTAGAAACCCGTCGCGACCGTCTCTCGCTTCACCGGCATCAACGGAGCCTCTGCCCCGCCAGTGATGGTGAGCTGCGCACCGTCGACTTTGACGTAGGCGGTACCCGCCACTAATTGACCCATGGTCTTCTCCCGAATGAAAAAGCCCGCTCATGGCGGGCTGTAGGTGCAATGGCTGCGTTACGCCGCAGCGTCGTACTGCAGGCGGAACTGATTGAGCAGCGCGAAGATGCGCAGACCGTTGATGTAGTCCGGCGGGAACAGGACGTTCACGCGGCTCGGGTCACGCGAATCACGCTCGACCACCAGGTGCTCGGCAAACAGCTCGGCGTTCTCCACGTGCCCTTCCAGCTCCAGCTTGGCGTACTGGGCAATCAGCTCACCGCGGATAGTGCTCGGCGTGACAATCGGCTGGCCGGCGCCAAACTGGGTGCCGTCGTTCGCCAGCTTGTGGCGCCCATATTTACTGGTGATCACGCTTTGCATCCGGCGGATGATGAACGCCGACTGATGCATGGTTTCACTGTCCAGGTAGGAGTTATCCGCCTGGCCGTAGGCGTTCTTCTGGTAGGTGGTGATTGAGCGCTGAATGCGCACATAGCCCCCCTCGTAGTACGCCGTAGCGATCCCGTAGCTCAGCAGCGACTGACGCTCAGTGAGGGTGAAACGCTCACTGGCCGGGGCCGGATCCAAACCCGGCAGCGACCCGCTTTGCGTGGGGCGGCTGGCATCGGCGGAAATGAAGACTGACGTCCGTGCCGCCAGGGCCGCGGCCTGGACCCACACCGGCTGCGGCACACTGTTTTCCAGGGCCTGGATGGTGATGTGCTGGTCGTTGCGCGCCTGACCGGCTGCCACCAAGGTTCCGACGGTGCCTCGCTTCGCGCTGTACACGTGACCGAACAACTGCTTTGCCCAGCTCCAGCGCCCCACGTTGTCATCCATGACCGCCTGCCACTGATTCAGCGTGGTGGTATCGGACCAGGGCACACAGATAAATTCGAAGGGCTCATCACCCAACGCCGCAATGGCGTCTACCTGATCCGGAACGCCCGCGCCGCCCAGCATCTGGGTCAGCTCAACGGTCAACCCCGCCGGGGTAAATTCGCCATTGGTCTTGCCCAGGCGGTTCAGGACGATGCCGATATCGTTGCCGCTCTCGCCCGACCATTTACAGGTCAGCGTCACGACGCCGGCAGCAGCGCTGGCAGTCACTGGCAGATCGGCGGCGGCATTGATTTTTACCGCGAGTGCCGAAGCGGCCACCGCGGCGGTTGCTGCCGCTGTGACGGTGGCCTGAACACGAACACCGCCTACATACAGACTCAACAGACCGGCCTCGGTGGCAGTACCGGACAGAGTGACCTTGGCCGCCGCCTTGACCCCCTCGGTGCTCAGCAGCGGCAGACACCAGATCTCGCCAATGGGATCTGCCTTGCGCCAGGTGTCGTACATCGCGGCGAGCATCGAACCTTGGCCGCCGATGCTTTTCGCCAATGCCACGCTGGGCACCAGCACTAGCTTGCCAACCCCTTCGCTGGGAGCGTTGTCGTTCACCTGGGCGACGATCAAGCGGCGCATGGCCGAGGCAGCGGTGTTTGCTGCGGAGTTATCCATTTCCGCATAGAACAGCGGAACGCGGATATCCGCGGGGATGTTGCTGAATCCGATAGCCATTACTTCGGCCCCTCTTGAGTCGCCGCGGCGACGGCCTTGGCGGGTTTGGTTGGCTTGAGCGTTACGTCGCCATCCAACAAGCGACGACGCCACCAGGCGTTATCCGGAACTTCCCGCCCCTCAGCCGGCAACAGATCACCGGCTTCTGGGTCAGGCACTGCACGGCCCGAGGCCGGTACCACTGTGATGCGCTGGGTCATGGTGTTGCGTCTCCTGAAAATTTGACTTCAATGCGCCCATCCGGGCCGGGCTGGCGCAGGTTGGGATCCGCCGGATCGATGCAATCCATGTTGAAAGTCGCCCCCTCAAACGGCACCAGGCCATCTGCCGCCAGTTCGGCCCAGGTTTCGCCAGGCTCATGGGGTAGGTTGCGGCCAAGCTGGAAGGCCGCGACGAAGGTCATCTGATACACGACCCGAGCGCGGCTGATGTGGAGCAAGGCGCCCTTGCCATACTCCAGGGGCGTGTACTCGGGCGCCGGCTTCCAGCCAATCAACGAACGCCACAACTCGGCCCTGATGTCGTGCAACAGGTCGTTGGCTTCCTGCCCTCGTTCGTCCGTGGCCTCAAGAACGACGACAACGGCGAACTGGTCCGTGATTCGCTGAACCACGGTGTTCTGAGCCTCGTTGTCATCTGCAGCATCGGCGGAAGCGATCACGTAGGCGGCAGGCAAATCCAACTTGGCGCTTTCCGCCACAGCATCCCAATCAATGCCGCCCGTAACCCGATGGGCAAAAGTCGGGCAGGTCGCCCGCAACTGAGCAACAACAGGGTTTAATTTCATGTGGGATATTCCAGGCATAAAAAAACCCCGCAGCTGCGAGGTTTTTAGATGTTCATTTAACCGAACTTAGAGGCGGGCCAATATCTCTGCCTTCTTTGCTGCGAACTCTTCTTCACTGATAACACCCGCATCTTTCAAACCTGAAAGTTTCTTGAGTGTTTCAGTCAAGTCCTCAGCAGCAGGCGCAGACGGCTGACTGGTTTGGGGCTGAACTTTTGCCGCCCTGATCGCCTCAAGAATAAGGCTCTTCAGGCGTTCAAAGTCCCCGGTCACACCTTTGGAGAAAAAGACACTGTTGTCATCTTGTGCTGCAGCACTAGCACCTCCCTGTGTCTCCAAACTTCCCGAGTGGATAATCTGGATGAAAGGCTTGTTCATTAACGAACCAGGCTCTAAGCGAATGCCCGTAACCGCTGAAAGAGGGATGTCCTTATTCCCTCGTCCCCGCCCAGAGAACTGACTGAGAGCCCCCAGCACGCCAGTTCGACGGATTAAAACTTCCGAACCAGTGAACGTAATTTCCCCTGTTGATCCCTTTGCAGTAAACGGCAGCCCACTCATAACTGACACTCCATGTTAAAGCCGGGATCCTAACGCAAAAAAACTGCAGCTTGCAGCCCTACTACCGCAAGGCATCAGCGAAGGCTGCCGAGAGGATCCCCTTCACATCAGAACTTGAATCCTGCAGCGCATCCGCCATGTAGTTGTCACGTGGCTTGATACGCCACTCCCCCGCCGCACGCTCGGCTATAGCCGCCGCACGCGCACCAGAGGCTCGCCGGTTGGACTTTCCTTTGCCCTTTCCTGGCGCCAGCTTGCCCAGGCGCCTGCCGCGCTTCACCCCGTAGTGCAGGTAGGCTGGGTAAAACTCAGCCATGGCCGCAGTTTTCCGGGGTGCGATCTTCACCAGAAAGCCCGAGCGGGACACCTTGAAGGCAATCGACTCCAATGTCGCCCCGGTGCGATTGACCGGGTAGCCTTCCTGGCCCTTGCCTAGTGCGAGGTTCATCTGGGCCCGCTGGGTGACCAACCGGCCAGCTTTACGCATCCCGGCGCGGATCGCCTTCTTGTCGAAAGCATCACGCAGGAAGTTGTCGAAGCCTTCGAAGTGCAGGTAGCCCTCGACCGAGGCGGAGTTAGACATAAACTCCCCCACCCGCCTTTTGCGGCCCCAGCTCTTCAACTTCAAGCAAGGTGTACCGCCGGCCCCCGTTCATTTCCGCCACCCGACGTACCCGGTAAATAGTCCCCGCATACACCACTTCATGCGCCTCACTCATCCCGGCAAGCAAATAGAGAGTGACCCTATGAGTCACCCTGTTATCAACCTGAACCCCCGCGTTGTAAACGGCAGTGCCGACTGGCTCGATCTTCGCCCAGCGCTGCTTCTCAGTCGAAAAGACTGGAACCACCCCCAGGTTGGCTGCAGGCTTATCGCTCCGCAAGCGAATCAGTATCCGCCGGTCGAACTCCCCGGCGCTTGGCTCACGCATAGCCATAATCAGAACCTCGGCGGCACGGTTATATCGGCCAGCAAGTGGTCAAGAAAGCTCGACGGCAGTTCGGCCAGCGCCTGACCAACGATGAACATTTCCGGATGTTTGAGCGCCGTAGCCGCCGCCATCAGCATCCAGTTGCGCACCCCAGGCCACAGCGCCAGATCAAGGCCGGCCTTGTACCGGATACGAAGCTCACCCGAAGGCCGCCCCTGCGGAAAGAAGAGAAAGCTCTCTCGCTGCCCCTGGCGAAGATCAAATGGCCCGGGAACGCTGCTCCAGGCCGCTCCCTGAGACATGACAGACACCGACACAACCTCGGATGCCTGCCCCCAATCAAGATGGTGGCCGCCCGGGAAGTGGCCCGGCCAATCCTCTTCAAACAGCGCCGCCCGAATCGAAGCGCCGGTCTTTGACTCACACTGCGTAGTCACGCCCGGGATGATGATCTCGCCCACCAGATCCGCGTCCAAGTCTTCCAGCTCGATTCGGCACTGCTGGGCAACCTGGGCAAGGGTAAGCACCGGCTCACCGATATACTCGATTCGACGGGCCATGGCTTATGGCTTCTCGTCGTCAGCACCATCAGTCCCAGCAGCACCTGATGCACTGGCGTTTCCCGCCCCTGAATCACTGGTATCAGCCGAACCCGATTCGGCGGGTTTGCTGGCCGCTTTCGAAGCCGAAGACCTGCCCTTTCTGCTAGGCCGACCGTCACCGCCCTCTTCATACCGTTCCGCGAATCCTTTCGCCTCCAGCCCGGCCACTACAGCCTCATCAAAGCCGGCCAACTCTTCCGCGGAATAGCCGCGCCACGCCTTGAGAAACCGCACAACAATCAGATTGCTCATCACTCTTACCTCGGATATGCAAAGCCCCGCGAAAGCGGGGCCAGCGGATTACATGCCAGCGCCCCACTTGACGCCGATTGCAACGACGATGCATTCAGCGTGACGCGGGCCAAAGTCGTGCTTTGCGATTACCTTGACCAGGGTCTGGTCACGCTGGAACGCGCTCACCATGTTGCCTTCAGCGTCCTTGTAGGAAGCCTCGCTGCTGAACGAGATAGTGAGGTCCATGTCTTCACCGATCATCATGTCGGCGAAGTTGACGAAGTAAAACTCAGTCTCGTTGCCACCAGCACCGAGGTTCACCGGGATCTGATTGCTCAGGCCAACCGGATAGCCCTTGAAAAAGCCCTGTTCAATTTCCGGATAGGCCTTGTTGCCATTGCCATCGCGCAAAGACTGCAACCAGCGAAGAACACGCGGATGCATCAACCAACCGCAGTCCTTCATCATCACGTTAGCGGTTTCGATGCGAAGCATCATGCCGCCGCAGAACAGGTCGATCTTTTCCAGGGTGAGGCTCGAAACATCGGGCGCGGGCAACACGTTGAACGCCTGCGCCCAGTAACGCATACCCTTGGGCAACGAGCCGGTACCGTCGGCACGGATGAAGTGCAGGTCTTCCGAAAGCCCCATCGACACAGCCAGATCACTGACCACGATGCCGTCGATTCGTGGGTTGACCCCGGCGTTTGCAATCAGGTCATTAGAGATCGGAACAATTGCCGCCGCTTTTTTCGCAGAAAGCTTGGTATCGGCAAACGTCATGCCAGTGATTGGAATGTCCGTTTCAGTACCGATGTAAGTGACGACCGTGTTACCGGTAATGCGTGGCATGGTCAGGTTGCCGTTGTTCAACGGCAGGCTTCGGGTACCCATCTTGCGCACGACCGACATGGGCCGCAGCGCTTCAATGATCTCGGTCGCAAAGTTTTGCGGCACCAGAACCCCACCAGCACCTGGGGTTACGGTGCTCAGCGCCATAGCGACATCAGGGGAAAATCCACCTTGCTGCGCCATCAGTGCAGCCTGCTGCTGGTTGCCCTGGGCAGCTGCGAGCAAGCGCACCATCTGAGCCATACGAACACCAGGCGCCGCGGCCTGAGTAAATGGCCCGGAAACTCCACCAGCAGGTGGGCCATTCTGGCCTTGTGCCGATTCGTTGACCGGTACTGCACTCGCTGCGGCCATACGCTCGGCTTGCTCGGCCCGGCTGATCTTGTCCGTGAGCGCGTTGAACTGGGCTTCCAGGCTGGCGAACTGCGACAGCTGCTCCGCCGAGAGGGTTTCTCCAGCGGCTTCGAGCTTCGCCAGAGCCTGGATCGACTCGTTGAGCTGCGCGCGTTCGCTACGCAATTGAAGTACAAGGGACATGGTGCCTCCTGGGCATAAAAAAACCCGCACAGGGCGGGCTTGAACACTGCCGCGAACGCGGTCAGATAAGGGTTTGAGAACTCACAGCGCGGGCCCGCAGGCCAACCCGGCCTGTCTGCCTGGACGCTCGACTCAGCGCCACCGATTGCGACAAGTCGTCAACAGCCTGTTGCGGGCTTTGCAGGCGGTCTGCAAGGCCCGCAGCTATACCGGCCTGCCCCCGGAACAAGCCGGCCTCGGTGGCAATCACCTGCTGTACGGATAGACCGCGGTACTCGGCGACGGCGTTGACGAAGAGCTGATAGCTTTCCTGCACGACATCATTCAGGTACTTCAGAGACTGGTCGCTCAACGGCTCATGGGGGCTCAGATCGTTTTTATGGGCGCCAGCAAAAACTGTGGTCACCTTTACGCCCATACCCTCTTCCATCTTGGAGCGGTCCATGTGGCTGGCGATCACACCAATAGATCCGACCCCGCTGGTCTGGCTCACAACCAGTTCACTGCAGGCCGACCCGAGCAGATAGCCGCCGCTGTAGGCCATGAAGTTGACGATGCCGGTGATCGGTTTCTGCTGGGCCATAGCTCGAATGTCGGCAGCCAACTCAAACGCCCCCACCGCCGACCCGCCAGGGCTGTCGATATCGAGCACAATGCGCTCGACCATCGGATCAGCTACCGCGTTGCGCAGTTGCGCCCGCAGGCTTTCATAACTAGTCATCGTCTCGCACAAGCTGATGTGACTACCGCGGCTGACCAGCACCCCGCTGACCGGGATCACCTCGATACCCGTTGAGGCAATGGCCGTGCGGCGCTGCTCTTCTCGCAGCGACACGTGATCAACATCATCGTCTTTCCAGAGCGCGGCACCATCACGGGCTCCGATGTTGACGATGTTTAAGCTCATCGCCTGGTTTGCCCAACGAACCCCCAAGTCCAACATGTCAGGCGTAACCAGCAGCGGCTGATTGAACAGCAGGCTTGAGGCACGCAGATAGTTTTTCATTGAGCAAGCATCCTCTCGATTTCGGCCTGCTGCAGCTCAAGCTGCGCCCGCACACCGGGGGCTTTCAGGTCAGGGTTTTTATTGCCTGCGCTCGCCATGTTCAACGGTTGCAGATAGATATCGCCACCAGGTACAGGCGGCATGTTTTCCAGGCGGCGGATGTCATTCACACTCAACCAGCCCCATTGCCGGCCAATGGCATATGCCTCGTAGCGGCTCTTCTGGTCGCCGCGCAGCAGGCCGGAGAGGTTGAACTCGATGAAGTACTCCCGCCGATCCTTGAGCAGCAGAAAGTCACGCATCATTGCCTGTTCGTGACGCTTCACCCAGGGCAGCAAGCCGAACACAACAAACTGGATCATGAGCTGTTCCAGGGTGTTGTAGTTGGACTTTTCCAGGTCATTCACCATGGGCAGGGGAATCTTGTAGATCCTTGCGATATCGGTGCCAGTGGCCTTGAGGATGCCCAACACCTCTGCATCAACGTTGTTCATGGAGACGGGTTTGAAAGTCATCCCCTCTTGAAGCAGCGCCACCTTCTTGGCGTTGTCCATGCCGCCAAACTTCTGCCCCCACTGATCGACGATCTTGTCGATACTTCCCTGATCCTTGATCGCCGGGGCTTCACGGGGGCGCTCGATCACGCCCGACACCGTGACACCATTGGCAAAGCTCTTGCCGGTGTACTGCCTAACGGCCTGGGCCAGCCCTAGGGACTCCGCATGCACTTCAATTGGCGACAGCCCCACATACTGATTGGTACTGAACCAACGAACGTGATGAATCATCCGCATCGGCAACGCCTCACCACCGCATATGCGGTAGTAAGGAAGCATGTCGCTACCCTTCATGATCACAACCTTTTCAGGCTGCAGGTTCCAGAGCGCGGCAACGTTTCCGTCTTCCCGGCGGTCGATGAAGCTGATGCTATTGCCCCTGAGCCCAAGGAAGCCTTGCGAACATTCCCGGTACTCATACGGGGTTTGGAACCCGTTGGGCTGGTACCGTAGGACATCGTAAAGCGGATGATTGATAGCTGACTCCCGCTGACCGCCGTCTTTCCGAATGTACAGCTCCAGGGGCAACTGAGCGATGCTTTCAGCGAGCAGAGTGACGCAGTTCTGCAGGATCGGAATGCCCAGGGCGGACTCGGGCGTCACTGCAACGCCTGAGCTGTTCCGGCCACCGCCGAGAAAGCCCCTCCAAAAACCATTGCCTGTCTCTGTCAGGTTGCCCTGCCCTCGGCCAAGCACGTTGGAAAAGAACATGCTCAGCCCCCCTTGGCGTTGACGACTGCCGCCGCCCGATCAGCGAGGCTAGACCAGCCGAGCAAGCAAACGCCCGCAATGATGAAGGCCGCCGGCTTGTTGATCATCGCGACGCCCGCCACCAGCAGCCCGAAACCAAGCAGCCCGGCCAGCCATGATAGGTAGACCAGTTTCATATTCCGACCCCTTCGTCGTAGACAGATTTGCCACTCGGCCCCGCGGCCTTGCCGCTTATGCCGGTAGCCATGATGGCGGCGACAATGCCGTCGATACGGCCTATTGCCTTCGCTTTGTCGGCCTTTCGGTTGTTGGCCGGATCGGAAACGATCACCACCCCGCCCGCGTTCCAGGTCAGCACCGGGTTGCCGTCGTGGCGCATGGTTTCGACCGTCTCGGCATCCAGGACTTCCCAGTCGTCCGGATCCAGGACAATGACCCCATCGGCTGCCTGCTCACTCTCCAGCGGCAAGCCAAGCAGCCGCCGCTCGAACTCATCGACCGCTGGCCCCATGTCCTTATAGCCCTGGCCGAAGCCGATCATCTCCGGCAGCGTAATGTCGTACTCAGCCATCAGCTGCTGCAGGTCTTCGATTCGCCAACGGTCATAGGCAATTCGCTCGACATCGAAGAACCCGCAGATCTTCACCAGCCGGCGCAGCACATGCAGCTTGCTGATCGCTCGGCCTGCAGTGGTTTCTAGATGCCCCTCTTTGATCCAGAGCTGATACGGCACCTTGTCGCGCTCTTCGCGGCCCTGGATGTCATCATCCGGAATCCAGAAGTACGGAAGCAGCCGCCAATGCGGATCATCGGCAGTCGGCCAAAAGAGCAGCACGAACGCCGTAAGGTCTGTGGTACTGGACAGGTCCAAACCGGCAACACAGCGGCGGTGCTTCAACATCCGCATGGGCACCCGCTCTTCAGCTTGCTTCCACACACCCCAGGAAATCCACGGCGCATCCGCTTGTGTCCACTCACAGAAGTTGAGGCGACGAATCACCGCTTCTTGAGCCGGCAGCCCCCGGGCTGACTGGACCTGCTCCCGCAGGTACTTGCGTCCTGGGATGCCGTCGGTCTGCCCCTCAACAATGTGATCAAGCGAGGGGTTTACCTTGGGCCAACAGGCTTCATCCGTGAACGGGTCTTCCCCTTCATCCAGTGAGCAGATGTATGCAAAAAAGCTGTCGTCCTGCTCAATGTCCGCACAGATCCGAACACCCAGGTCATGGTACTGACCACAAACCGTTTTCTTGTCGGACCCGCTGTTTGTGATCATGACCACCAGGGCCTTGCGCCGGTTCTTGGTACCGGCTCGCATCATGTTCACCGTTGCGGCGGTCTTGTGTTCGTGGACCTCATCGAGCAAGCCAATGTGAGGCCGGGGGCCTGACTTGTTCTTGTCCGAACTGATCGGACGGAAGAATGAATTGCTGTTCGGATAGAACAGGTTCCAGACCTTTTCGTCACGGCCCGACTGAACAAGGCGGGAGCCAAGGCTGGGCGACATGTCCACCATCGACACAGCATCGCGAAACAGAACCATAGCCTGGTCGCGGTTGGTGGCCGCGGCGTAGATCTCTGCTCGCTTTTCGCCATCAGCAACCAAGCCGTAAAGCCCGATCCCGGCGACCAAGGGGCTTTTGCCCGAGCCCTTCGCCGTCTCAATGTAGCCCAGCCGAAAACGGCGGAAGCCATCTTCCGTCATCCAGCCGAACAGGCTACCTACTACGAAGGCTTGCCAGGGCGCGAGCAAAAACGGGAGTCCTTCGAAGTCACCACCGTTGAGAAGCAGAACATCTTCGAAGAAGCCAATCGCCCGCTTTGCCAAGGCCAGATCCCATATCAAGCCACGGGCCGCACCGCTCTCCAGATCTCGCAGATGTCTTTTGCATGCGTTGCGGACGTTGGGGCCTGCGAGGATGCGCCCGGCCAGGACGTCTTCGGCATAGGCGGTAACGCGGTCATCAACTGAAGTAGCGGTCTGCGGCTGCTTGCTGTTCATTGGGGAAAAGTTCGCCTTGAGGTCGCGCCGTCTTCAGGTTGCGCCGGGACATCGGCGACAAGCCGAACTGGGCACCCGCTGCATTGGCCCGCTTCTCGGCATCGTTCGCGAGTTGGCGAAGAACATGAATTTGTTGCGCGCCAGTTTTGTAGGTCTGGACCTCACCGCCCAGTTCATCGTCAGACTTGCTGTTTCGGGCGAGGATCAACCGCTGGAATCGCGTCCAGTCGGCATACGCCTGGCAGTAGGTTGCCAACGCCATCTGATCCAGCTCAGAAACAATGCCCAGCGAAATCAGCGCTGGAACAAGGCGCTCCCACTCGGCGACGGCATCATCTGAAAGCACAGCAGGCATGGGCGGTGCCCCGACAGGGACTGCCTGGTCCTTCACCTCACCGATCAGATCAGAAAAACTTTTCCCGCTTGGATTGCCCCTCAAAAGGTGAACCGACGCTGGCAACCGTGGGCGACCCGAGTTTCCGTTTCCGGCCAT